AGAGATTGGATGCTGTAGGTAGCTTTGACTATATGATTATAGATGAAGCACATAACGTACCGCCAAGCTCCCATACCAGGTATAAGAAGATCATAACAACCTTGTCTAATAGAAATCCTATGAAAGTTATGGGCTGCACTGCAACACCATATCGTATGGGGCAGGGTTATATATATGGCAATCGTAAAGATCATTTTTTTAAAGACCTGGCTTACTCTGTATCTATACCTGATCTGATCCGTGGTGGATTCTTATGTAGACTATCTGCTTATGCAGTTAATGAAAATGCAATCATTGATGCAGGAGCTGTGGGTTTAAAGTTTAAGAATGGTGACTTCAAGGAAAGAGAACTAGAGAAGATAGCTATGGTTGACACCACTATCATTGAGGTTGTGAATGATTGGATTGATAACGCCTATACCCAAGGTAGGACAGCAACAGTATTCTTTTGTGTGTCGGTGTTACATGCAGAGAAGATGACTCAATGCCTTAAGACCTATGGGATTATGGCTGAATGTGTAACAGGTGAGACATCAAAAGAAAAGAGAGAAGATGTATTAGAGAAATTTAACAATGGATATATTCATGCTATATGTAATGTAGGTGTGCTTACTGAGGGTTGGGATGCACCCAGAGCTGATTGCATAGCATTGCTTAGACCAACACAAAGCGTTGGCTTATTTGTTCAGATGTGTGGAAGGGGAATGAGACTAGATGAGGGAAAAGACAACTGCCTACTACTAGACTATGGAGAAAATGTAGCTAGGCATGGTTGTCTTGATGAGGTGCAACCAGATAAGTCAGCTCCAGCTAGGTATCATCCCAAGGTTTGTGCTAACTGTAGCGCTATCAACCTACCTGCTGCTAAGAAATGTATTGAGTGTGACCAGGTATTTGAAGGATCTAAAAAGTTTGAAGAGCTACAGACTAAGAAAGAAAAGGAAGTTGCTAAAAGAACCAAGGCAGAAAAGCAAGCTGTCTTATCTGATGAGAGAGAGAAGGCCAAGCCAAGATACAAACCTGTCACTGATATCTATGCAACAGTAACCAAGTCACAAAATGGTAGTGAGTATTGTCAAGTTATCTTTACAGTTAAGAATGAATTTTTCCCAAAGAAAATGCCACTAATGTTTGGTCATCCTACTGCACACAACATGGCGGTGCGTAGATGGAAGAAGATAGCAGAGAAGTGGGGTGCTCCTCAACAACCATGGATGGCTGCTGAACTAATAAACAGTGGCGCTTTTGAAAACATAGCTGAGATTGTTTTACAGAAGCAAGGCAAGTATGAGAATGTTATAGGGATCAAAACAAAAAACAATGAGGAGATATTATTATGAGTATTAATCACTTACTAGATGACGTAGAAACAAATACTGAAAGACACCAAAGGTTTTATTTGGGTATCAGTGGTATCGGTAATCCGAATCAAAGGCTCCTTTGGATGCGATACCGCTGGCTCATGCCCGATGATTGGCAGCCAAGAGTTCTTAGGTTGTTAGACTTGGGCAATGTAGTAGAAGAACATTTGATTGAGAAGCTACGTAAGATACCTGGAGCTACTATCTATGACGTGCAAGACAACGGCAAGCAGTTTAGAACTCAAGCTCTTGGTGGTCATGTCAAGGGACACATAGATGGCATGGCTGAGAATCTGCCAGGCTTAAAGGAAGATACCAAATACTTATTAGAGTTCAAGACAGCTAACGACAGTCGCTTCAAGAACCTAGAAAAGCTAGGTAGCTATTGCAACTGGTCAGAAGAGTATGACGCACAGATACATTTATACATGGGGCTGTTCAAGATAGATCATTGCATAGCTATTGTTTATAACAAGAACAACTCAGCTCTATACACAGAGATCGTTGACTTTGATTACCTAAAGTTTGAGATGTTAATGGAGAAAGCTGAACACATACTGCTAACCAATACACCACCAGATAATTACATACCTGAAACTGACTACAGAATCCGTAGCTTTATGTCTGTCAAAGAGAGGGCCGCATATCTTGGCAGGTCTTTACCAGATAAAGTTCACTGTAGGTCATGTCGCTTTGCTAGTGCTGATGTTAATAAAGGGGACGCATATTGGCATTGTTCACAGCATGACAAGAAGATAAGCGAAGAGAGACAGACCAAGGGATGTCCAAGACATAACTATATACCAGAGTTAATACCAGCAACTATGATCCAAGAGGATGATAACTTTGTTATCTATGAGAAGGATGGCTTTAGGTTTATTAATGTAGCTCAACAAAAAGAACTTAAAGAAGACAACCTTTATTCTAGTCAGGAGCTGATAGAGGTAATCAACAGTGGCTTTCCAAAAGAATTACTAGAGCAATGTTCTGCTGTTAAGAAGATGATGAATGGAACTATCCAAAGCATCAAGCCTTGGGTTGAAACAGGCACGCCCTTTTAATCTTTAGCTTTCTTTATTATTAGGATCTTTACGTCAGGATATAAAGCTTCAACAAGTTTCTTTTTTAATCTAAACATGGGTGTCTCTATGCCCTTGGTATCTTCTATGACTTCATCACCATTGATGTTCTTATATTTAAAGTCAGCCTTGTAAAGACATACCTTCTTCTCATTGACTACGCATGGGAATGGCGGGTGCACTTCTATATCAGAGATTAAACCTAAACCTTCTAGTTCTTTAAGATGATTGTATCTAGCAGCCTCAAGCTTACTATCAAAAGTATAGCCATCAAGCTTTACTTTCTTTGCTCCGTATTTGTTATACAAGTTATTGTCCTATTAGTTTTCTTTCTTCTTCTTCTCTTAAAACTTGAGCAGCTCTTGATCTTTCTATGTCTAGTGGGTTTATAAATTTACCTGTAAGGTCTTGTCTTAATCTTGACTCAGCAACAGGGAATGCTGCTGGGCTAACTTGCGTACCTTTCATGCGTGCCTCTCTTACTAAACCTTGATCTACTGTTATAGGTTTAAATATTCCTCTCATAACTGTCTCGTAGCTAGCAACATTAGCATCTTTTAGTTGTTGTTTAATCTGTTGTTCAGATAAACCTAAAATTCTAGCGTCTTCTATTGATGTATACAAATCTCTTAATGCTTTGAATCTATTTTCGTTTTGATTCATGTAACCTTGTAGTAATTCTTCTGCTTGCTGTGGATCATTACTTCTAAGCAATCTATTAAAGGTATTGGTAGCATCTCTTATAGAATCATTAGCCTCAAAACCTCTGTATCTTAATGATCTTTCTACCTGTGGTTTAACTACTTTTAATCCACTAAATGCTTGCACCAATGTTTCTTCTACATCTATAACATTACCCATTCTATCCAGGATTTTATCTTCGCCTTTCTTATTAGTGCTACCAAAAACTGCACGTGGAAAGTTTTTTTGTACTAAATCTGGTGGTGATATTCCAAGTGATCCTTTGTCAGCACCTAGGTTTGGCTGTATTCTGTAAGGACTAATAGTTGGTATAGCTGTATCTGCAAAGTGATACATACCTTTGGCTACTTTATCTCCTACAGTGTCTGATACTCCCCATATCTTTTTACCTGTAGATGTTTCACCTCTTTTAGAATCATTAATTGCTTGTAAAGAAAACGCAGGCTCTACAAATGGTTGGAACATTTCACCAACAGCACCGCTTACACCATAGTATAATATTTTTTGTAATTTTTCTTCATCTCTTTCTCCATTAGCAACCTCTTGCATGACTCTTGTTATAGGTCTTTTAAGATAGTCGTATGGGTTCATGTAACTAAAGTTTATAAACTGTGTTGGATTGCCGTCCTTATCAGAAGCTATAGGTATTAGTGATGCCGTTCTATCCCATGGTGCAGCAAATGATCTTTTGTATGAGTCTATTTTTTCTTTATTTACTCCTGTCAGTGCTGATCCAAGAGCTACTAATCCAGTAGGTAAAGCAGTAGTAGTTGCAACAGCACCAGTTAGTCTTCTCATGCCTATCTTTTGTAGTTCTTTATTGTCACTAGCTAATTCTTTTATGCCTCTTGATACAGCGTTACTTGTGTTTCTCATTATCTCAGCGGGGAAAGCAACGAAGTTACCGAAGGGAGATCTTCTTATTACCTCTCCAACAATAGGAACTACTCTTTGATAATTCTGTATGGTGTTAGCAGCTACCTCTCCCATCTCACCTCTTACAAACATTTCTAATCCTTCATCACCATACTTACTAATAATCTCAGATGGTCTTATCATTGCACCACCCCTACCTGCTTGTATATCATCAGCAAATTTTATAATATTTTTAGAGGCTTCTATCGGTACTAACGAATCAGATTCTTTAATCAATGCTTGCATAAATCTTTCTTTTTCATTTAAGTATCCAAACACACGACCAGCATCATCGGTCATGCCGTATGCTTTCTCAAATATTTTTATACTACTAGCGTCTTTAGCCTTTCCTATTTGTGCTGCTAATTTAAACTCATCACTAGCTAGTTTTGCAATTTCTTTTATCTCGCCAAGATTAGCACCACCCTTTTGCATAATGCCTTCTTCTATTAGCTCTTGGATTTTGTCAGCTTTTAATATTCTTTTCTTTGGATCAAACAGACCAGCAAAACTTGTTGATACTGCATCAGCAAACCTTCCTGTAGTACCAACATTACCATTAAGTAAGGAGAAAAAAGGGATACTGGTAAAGTTTCTTACCTGTGCACCAGGAGAGAGAACTGTTTTACCATACTGAGATGCTGCTTTAATACCTAAAAATCCTGTGTATGTTTTTCCAAGTATTCCCCAATTAGATTTTTGATCTGTCACTGCGTCCATTAAAGCATCGTGAACATCTGCTCTTGCATAAGATCCTGCAAGTGCGCCAGCGTCATCATCAAACTGTTTAAATGTAACTTGCTCTCTTGGGTTTTTAGGGTTGGGTTCTGTTATTTCTTTTGCAAAGGTTCCGTCTTGCGACATACCAAACTCTTTTGGTTTTAAAAACTTAACTCCACCTGTCTTGTCAGCAACATCATCTAATTGTTTTAAGTTGTTAAACATTTCTGTCTTAGCTACTAAGCTAGAAAGTCTTTGTGATGTGACACTAGCAGTAAGCTTAGTATTATTTAAAGCAGACTTCCAATCTCCTTGCAAGTAACCAGCTGATTCTCCTAATGCCCTTCTTGTTTGTGGTAAGTTGGTTAATGTTCTACCTTTTAATATACCCTTGTCTGCATTTAATCCTTGTAATATCATTTGATCTGTTTCAAAACTAAAAGCATTTTTATTTTTAGGCCCAGGATTTAATAAACTAGAGAACTCTCTGTATGCTTGTTCTTGATTAATACCAAATGTATCCTGTATTTCTTTTATAGCTTTTTTTTGAAACTCTGGATTAATAGTGTAGGTGTTGTCAACCATGGCTTTATAAGCTCTAGTACCATACAAGCCTGCGTTTTCTGCTATAGCTTCTCTAAGTTCTTTTGGTATAAACAAGTGCATGAAACCATCAACAGTTTCATCACTATAATTTAAAACATTTTGAGAATAAGTATCAAATACATCTCTGTTGTTTTTTAAAAGTGTAGATATTTCTAATCCTTTTCCAAGTCCCATAGAGTTGTAATTAATATATTTATTCTCTAAGTCTTTAATATTTTGTTCGGCTTGCTTCTGTAACTTTCTTGCTTCTTTAATTTTTTCTACTGCTTTCATGTTAGGAGATTGAAAGTCAATTCTAATTTTAGGAAACATAAAATCTTCTATATTTCTTGATAGAGCTAAGGCGTTGGTTTGATTTATTGTTCCTTGATTAACAGCTTTTTGAGTTGTATTGATTACAGTATCAAAGGTAGCATCAACAGCTTCTTGTGCTGCTTTAACTTGAAATGTTTTAGTAGCCATTGCTTGAGCGGTAAGGTTGTCAGGTCTTTCTCCTGCAAAGGTAAAGAATTTTTTAATATTACTAGCCATGCCTGTATTAGAATCAAAGGCTGTCTTTTGTAATTCATCGCTTTTACGATTAGATGTTAATGCTTTAGTTGCAAAAGATGCTGCGGGTGCCAAGGCATCTACTGCTGTACCACCTACAGCTAATGCAAGTTTACCTGCAAGCGGTAGCCCTAATATAAATGCAGCACCTTCTCCTGCTACCTCTAGTCTATCTGTTAGTCTAGCCTTGGCTGCTTCTGCACCACTAAGTCTAGCTAGTCTATCTTGATCTGATTCGCTTTTAGTTATGAATGTATCAGCAAGAGTTTGAACATCGTCTGTAGCTACAGCTCCATCAACAATTCCACCAGCTATTGCAGAATTAATCTTACCCATCTTGTTGTATCTTGATAAGACTCCTGCTACACCAAAGCCAGGTAGTCCAAACTGAACCATGTATCTTGTTACTTCACCTGCTGTAGTTTCAGCTTCACCTGGATCAATGCTTTGATAATATTCTGTAACGTCTTTGGTTAGGTCAGTGTCAGCAAAGAGATCAATACCAGAGGTTAATGTGGTAGCCGCACCTTCTCCAATCTTTTGTAAACCTCTAACAGCTTGACGACCAACATCACCTAAGACACTAGCATCACCTTTCTTGCTTAGTTCGTAACGTCTTTTAGCTTCAGCTATAGTCTCTGGTTTTTTGTCAGGTATGTAGGAAGAAGAACCATCATCAAAAGTAATGGTAGGCATTATTTTAATTCTAGTATAAAGTCAGAATTACCAACAGTGCTTACACCTTGACCTAGTAAAGATGTTATATCAGAAGGCCCTACAGGTACACCTTGGTATGTAAGTTGATAGTTTCCTTTAGCTACTTGATCTAGTGATATGTTTTGTTTTAATGACGCTGTTTCTATTAATTGATTGTAATAACCTTGACCTACATCTGCTTTTGTATCTGCTAGTAACACCCCAGCTTTAGCTGATTCAGATTCTAAATATTGTTTATAAAGGTCTGGATTTTTTTGTAAGAACTGAAGCATCTTAGCATCAGCAGGTAGCATATCAGCTTGTCTTGTTTCTTCACCTAGGTATCCTTCACCGAATGAAACGGCTGAGTTGATAGGAACAAAACCTTCTACTGGCTTCATCATGTTTAAAAATCCTGCCATCATCTTCTTAGCAAAGTCAGGATCTCTTTGTACCTTATCAGAGTATGCACCAGGTAGTGACTTTAAATAGTCCATAAACTTAGGCTTAGTAGTAAAGTTACCTTGATTATCTAATGGAATACCTCTGTCATTTACTATTCTATCCTTCATAATCTGTGCCCATGCGCTAGGATCTGTATCAACAAGGGTTGTGTTGCCGCCATCATCGTCAAAATCAAATGGGCTACCTGTAATAAGTGGTTCATTAGTTGCAGGTCTATCTTCTTCAGAGCCATCGCCTGCGAACGGATTGAATCCCATATTAGCAGCAATTACTCCACCAGCTACTGTTGACTTAATAGGATTTCTTGTAATAGGATTATTTGTTAATGTATTTTTAAATGGTTCGTTCCCTTCTTGTATTACATCGTCTACTTTAGATACTTTAGAAGCACCGCCTGTGGCTGCATCATCTACCGCACTAATAGGAGCTTCTCTGCTTTGATTAAACTCATCTGTGTCTGCTTTTCTTCTAGCTTCTAAGTTTGCTTTTGTTTTTGCTTCTGCTGCTTTCTTATTTTCAGCCTGTCTTTTTCGTATGGCTGCTTGTCTTTTTCTTTCTGCCGCTGCTTTCTTTTGAGCTGGTGTTTGTGTTTTTGGTTTTAACTTTTCATTAAT